CCACTGACCTGCTGCCGTACCTTGCACTGCTGCGCTCTTGATCTGCTGGAACATGCGCTTGCGCATCTCAGGCTTGGTGTAATTGCCAGCCTGATTGACCTTCGATCCTTTTGCAGCCTTCTTCACGGCATCTTCAACAGATGGCTTACCCAGCCGCACAGAGCCGCCAGATGCGTACTGGGTGAAATCAGTGTTGTCACGGCGAGCTTTTACCTTCGCCTTGGGCATCTTGCTGGGCGCTATTGCACCCATGCCGCGAGAGGGCCGCATATCAGCACTTACCGCCGTAAGCCTTTTTGGTCATGCCACCCTTGGCCATCTTGACCTGCATAGCCTTGGTCTTGCCTTTCTTGGCAATACCATCAGCCGCTTTGTGACCAGCAGCCAGACCGCCGCTTGCCATTTTCTTGACCTTGCCGCCGTACTTCATGCCGGCCTCTTTCATCTCATGCTTGACCATGGACTTGGGAGCGCCCTTCTTCTTCATGAACTCGACTTCTTTCTTCATCATCATCTTCGACTCTTTCATAGCTCCACCTTTTGCTTTCTTGGATATCCCAGCCTCCGACAGCCCGATGGCAATCGCCTGCTTGGGGTTGGTTACCTTCTGGCCAGATGAAGACTTCAGCTTGCCAGCCTTGAATTCAGACATTACCTTGCCAACCTTTGCTTGGCCGCCCTTCTTGTATTGCTGCTCCGGCATACCGGCAGTGGCTTGTGGCTGGATGTTGAATGTCTGATTCGTTCCGCCATTCATGCCACCAGCCTGCGGTTGGTTTCCATAGAAAGGATAAGTTGGTTGCTGGGCGGTATCAGTTACGCCACCTTCTGCAAATTTGCGACGCTTTTTCATTAGCAAATTCTCCCTTTGGTTTTACCGCGCTGGGCTATCCCATCACCACGGCTAGATGCAGATGACACTTTGCCGCCTTTTGCATACCCCTTGACCGCTCCACCCTTTTTCATTTTTGGAGCAAAAGGAGATGGCGGAGCGCCAGCAGCAGGCTTGACTGTCACAAATCCAGGCTTGGGTGCCATTCCTGAAGTGGCGGCACGTTGCTGCATAGTTGGTTGAGCTGGTGGCGTTGGCCTTGCTCCAAACGACTGCGTTGGCATCGGAGTAGAAGGCTGAGTTACTGGTCTCTTCGGTGCCAACGGCTGAGTTACTGCCGGCTTCGGCGGAGCAAAACCCATTCCCAAACCTTTGACAACGTCTCCAAACGGCTTTGGAGCGGCGGAAGTAGGTTGAAATGTATCTCCCGCAACGCCTTTGGGTAAAGTCATAGGCTTTCCGGGCGTATTGGTAGACGGCGCAGGAACCGATCCTAGCGGGCCACTTAAACGCCCGCTAGTGGTAGGTGGTGCTAAACCTTTAGAAATTGCAGGCCCTCGCTCATACACTTCTTTCAAATCATCCGCAGGAGGAAAAACCGGCATAATAGGAGCGCCTTTTGACGCACTCTGTGGAGCAGGTGTCCGCACCGGCGCTGGTGCCACTGGTTTTGGTGGCAATAATTTTGCCGCCTCTTTTGCTTCGCCAGCTCTACGTTTAGCCTCTACCAAAGCATCTTCTCTAGCGGCACGCTCCTCTACAAATTTTGTTTTAGCAGCTTCAGCTTTTAAACCCGCCTGACGTTTTGCTTCAATGGCTGCGTCTTTCCTAGCAGAACGTTCTGCAACAAATTTTTCTTTGGCGGCCTCTTTGGCTTGGTCGGCTTTACGTCTAGCTTCAGCTCTTGCTTCTTTCTGCGCAGATTGCTGTGCCGCGTATTTTACTTTTGCCGCTTCTTTTGCCTCTGCGGCCTTACGACGAACTTCTGCCTTTGATTCTTTTTGAGCAGAAAATTCTTTAACAGCAGCCTCCTTGGCTGCGGCGGCTTTTTGCCTCTCTGCCGCCATGGCCTGTTCTTTAGCTATTGTGGCTTCTCTGCGCTTGGAAGCTTCTGCCTCTTTAGCCGCAGACGTCTTTTCTCGTTCTGTTGCCTTCGCCTTCTCTCCCGCCATAATTCCTTCACGGCGCTTGGCAAGAGCAGCATCCTTGTCGGCAGCAGCCTTTTTCTTAGCTTCAGCAGCAGCTCGTTGTTGTGCCTTCTTTTCCTCCAGATACTTTTGCATCTGTTGGTCTTTGGTCATAGTGCCGCCATCGGCAAATCTGCGCGCTTTTCTCATACCATTTTTCCTCTGGTTTTGCCGCGTTGTGCGCAACCATCAGCACGGGACGATGCGCTGGAAACTTTTCCACCTGACTTCATCCGCTTGGCAAAAGGATTGGATTCGCTGTAACGACGACCGGCCGCTTCAGCCGTGCCCTTGATTGCCTTGCCAACTCTTGCCAGTGGAGGCTCTTTGGCAGTAGACATAGCCGACTTGGAGCGCTCTGCCATACCAGCCTCATCTACTCCAAAGGATTGACTTGCTCGCTTGGGGGCTTCCTTCTTGACTGCCTTTTTCGCCACAGAAGGCTTGGTTTCACTACGTGTGCCGCCGCCCTTGGATTCAGACTCTTCGAGATAACGCTTGGCATCAAAACCAGCCGCGATTCCTTTGGGAGCTTCTGACTCAACCTCTGTCTCCTTAGACTCGGTGATGTACTCTTTGGGGCCGGCAAACGGAGAAGTGGCTTTTGCTCGACCGCCAAGCCCAGCATAGTCCATAGGAGCTTTTGCTTTCTCTTCTTCAATCAACCGAGGAGTCTTGATCGAACGCTCTTCAATCTCAACTTCTTTGCCTTCAGCGTACCGCTTAACTTTCTTCTTCATAAAACCCTCCGCTGCGACTCAATCAGTTGATCAATCTTGTTCTCAAGACGATTGAACCGCTGGTCGATATGGTCAGTAATGCGATCAACCTCCGCCTTCGTGACGTTGTCGCGTGCAATTTCCTCACGAGTCTTGTTCAGCAGAATCGTGATACGTGCAAGTTCCGAAAACTTCTCGTGGGCAACATAGGCAAACAAACCCACAAACAGCGACAACGCGCCGTTCCAGACTAGATTGATGTCCACGGTCAGCACTTCCACCTTTTCAATGAGGCCGCCTTCCTCGTTGGTCGGCCTTTCTCATCTTTCATCGGGCCTGGCATACCAGACATGCGAGCGCAAAACGAACGCTTGCGTGCGCCGCCTTCTGGTTGCGGAGCCTTTAAATTACTGCCGGTAGCCTTGTTGTATTTCGCGCGTCCCTTGGCGGTAAGACCCGCACCCTTGGACACCGGGAGTTTTTCGCCACGGCCAATCGCAAGGGATGGGGTTTTCTTAGCCATAGAACACCGTCACAGATGTGTTGACTAGCACTACCGACACGTTCGTCGAGAACAGGATGCCGTCAGCCGGGATCAGGCAGTTGAATGCCTCACCGTTGGCTACCGTCTGTACGGTAAACACGTTCGTGCCGCCGTCCGCGATAGTGACGTTGCCAGCACTCGATGTCGGGGCAATGATCATGCCCTTCACACGAGTACGGCCCTCAAATATCACGCCTGACGAAGCCCGGCTCTGGGCTTTTACGTCTGTTTGTTGAGCCATCTCGGCCCCCTATCAGTTGTTCTGCTGACCAAACAGAGGGTCAATGACGTAGTAGGTAATGTAGCCAGCAACGTCGCCCACAGCCGAAGAAGCACTTTCACTGGTAACGGTGAAGTTCTTGGTCGCATTTGCCGCAGTTCCGATACCAGCACCCGCGCCAGTTGCGCCCGGCGTCACAGTCTTGGCAGAAGTCGCAGCCAGAGCCGAAACGTAGAAAGCAGCGTTGGAAGTAGCGCCGTCGATAGTCGTGTAGCCGACATTCATCGTGCCCGAAGTCAGGCCGTTCGTGATGATCACGGACGTGACAACAGCATTGGCAGGAAGAATAACTGGGGTTGTGGTGCCCTGTGCAACGACAACGTTGCCAGCGACAGCGGCGTTAGCAATATAGAACTGGGCAGCCATGACGCCAGTGCCGCAGTAGGCTTGGCGTGTGTTGTCGCCGCCGCCCGAACGCCAAATCGATTGGGTAGTAGATACAGCCATTAGATTGTCCTCTCAAGCGAGTTCGGTGGGGCAATCTGCTTGACGTCAGCCGGGACTGTTTGCCGCACCGGGGATTCCCGGATTTACTGCGTTATAGCATAAATCTATGAAAAAAGGGGGGCTTTTAACCCCCCTTCTATTACGCGCCCTGCGATGCGAACATGCCGAGCGGATCCGACCAGCCGAAGCTGTAACGCTCGCGAGACTTGTAGCGAACGTTGCCGGTGTCAAAATCTCCGTCCATGGAATTCTGCAACGGGATACGAACAAAGTGCTTCATGCCGTTGGGAACGTCGGTGGTCAGGAACCATGCGTTCGTGTCGGTCAGGAAGTGGTTGATCGTATAGCCTTCCGGGATGGAGCCATTGTTAACGATCGCGTTCACGTCGTTATCGTTGGTGCCCGGACGCAGTTGCGTTTCCAGCAGACGGGTGGCCACGAACTGGAGTGCCGGGGGCACAATCAGCTTGCGGGGACGAGCGGCGATCAGCAGACCACGTTCGTCAGTCCAACCTGCGATCTGAATGACTGCGTTTTCCAACGCGGTTTCAGACAGGTCAACCTGAACGGTCGGGGTGTTGCTGTTGGTGCCACCAGATACCAGCGGGTGCTGGGTGCTGAACAGAGCAACGCCGTCACCACCAGGGTAGTTGGACGAGAAGCCATTGTTCAGAACTGCTGCCGCTTTGACCTGCTTGGTGTACGACATCGCACGAGCCAAGCCCTTGGTATAACGAGCCGACAGGCTGTCATACAGGTTGTCCTCGATGGCCTCTTCGGTCAGCGAGAAACCCAGAGCGATGGTTTCGTGGTTGTATCGTGCAGTCCAAGCTTCCTGACCATTGTCGTACCGGATCGCAGAACCTTCGTTCTTGACCGGTGCGGCGCTGAAGCCAGACAGCTTGGTTTCTTCTTCGAAC